GAATCTGAGTTCAAAGCACTATTCTCGGGGATCGCTGACTCAGTACTGAGTCAATGGTTCTCTGAACTCTCCTCTCATTATCCTACATTTCGACTACGAACGGCACGAGGAACAGACGAGACCCCGATGCTCATTGTCTCGTTGCTTGCCGAGAACGTCACTCAAACAATACTCGGTGACTTCGACTCTCGGGCTGAGGGAGAGTGCGTTGACTCGTATCTGATTCGTGAGCTCTGCGAGATTACGATTCTCGCGAAGTCCCCCGATATGGCTCGGGTGTATCATGTGCTTGCTCGCGCCTCGATCGCGATCGCGAGGCGCTCGCTTCACCGCGCAGGATATCACCTGATTGAATATGGAGGCTCCGACGCGCTCGCGCCAGAAGAAGAGCTAGCCGCCGAGGAGTTAGGAATCTACGCTCGCAAACTCACATACTCGGCAGATCGGCGCATCGCCATCCCGATCCCCAGCTCTGCGGAGTTTGATGTACCTGTATTCTCGGGCTCAGATGTTCGCGTGCTCGCTTCGGATCAAACAGACAACGAGGGGAATGAGGGTCAAGTCTCTATCCCCTCCGAACTATGATATACTCGCTCTCAAAGGAGGCTTAGACTATGCCATCATCACTCAGCCTGAATGGGCTCAATGTTTATCGCCCCGCGATTTATGCGGAGGTGGACGCTTCGGCTCTCGGAGGACGAGGCCCAAGTACAGGGAACGTCTGTATCGTAGGCGCATTTCCGCAATTTAAACAGAGCGAAGCGCTCTCATTCTCAAGCGCTCAGGATTTGGTCGCTTACGACCCCGCCGATCCTGAGCTCGCTCTGCTTGGAAGCATTGCCTTCTCACCTTCCCTCGACGACCGTATCCCCGCTGGTGCGCAGACGCTCTCGTTCCTCAACGTGCAACCGACGACTCAGGCGAGCGTGATGCTCCTCGATGCCGATGGTGGAGACGCGCTTCTCGTAAAAAGCTCGCTCTATGGGAGCAGAGGAAACCGAACCACGATCAAAGCCGAGAATGAGAACACAGATCAAATCAAGCTCACTGTGAAGCGTGACGCGAGCGAGGAGATCTTTGAGGGGATTGAGAGCGGCGATCTCGCTTCAGTGTATTATGCGGGTTCACTGCTCAGCGTGGTCACTCTCCTCGCCTCTCGCTCTTCGGTCGCGCTCTCTTGGACACAGACTTCGGGAGCGATGAGCAACGGGTCTTTGAGCGTCGATGTCTCCGATATGTCCTTGAACAGTACGCTCGACGTGACGCCTTCTGAATCGGATCACACGAACACGTTATTCGTCGCGATTTCGGGCCTCTCGTCTGCGGGCGCGGTAGTCTCCGAAACGCTGTCTTTTGTTGCGGGTGACAACGCTCAGCAAACGACATCGTCTGAGTTTTCTTCGATCACCTCGATCGCGGTTACAAGTGACGATGCAGCTTACACAGGTACTTTTGACATCGAAGGTTCTCTCACTCTGACTCCGAGTGAGTATGCATCCCTCCCTGAGATGGTGGATTCAATCAACGCGCTCTCAGGTTTCGTCGCATCTTATGACGCTGCACGCTCATATCCCGCAGACGAGATTGACGCGATTCCGTCCTCTTCGATTGTCGGGATCGGTAACAAGGCGACTTTCCGCGCCGATCTCTATGCAGTGATCGAAGCCTTGAGCTCGTCGGCGCTTGTGACTGTGAGCCGAGCGAGCGGAGGAACTCAGCGACTCGCGCAGAGCGACGGAGACGCGAGTATCACCGCACGTTTAGAGGGAGGGGCCTCGACACTTACGAGCCTCAGTGATTGGACTTCTGCGCTCGCGACGATTGAGGCGAGTGACTTTCAAATCCTTGTGGGCTGGACGACAAACATCGATCAGATGAGCGAGATCAAGAAGCATCTCCCTCTCTCTGCGCGTGCTGGAAAAGAGCGTAACGCATGGCTCGCGAGTCCCGCGAATACATCTCTCAGCTCAATCAAATCGACCTACACTCAGATCCTCAACGACCGCAACATTGCTTTCGTGGGACAGAGTATCAATGTTGAAAAGCCGAACGGGACACGTGAGACTCTGAGCCCGTTGTATCTCGCTCTCATGTTGGCTGCGATGCAGGCGGGTTCACCGATAGGAACTCCGCTTACGCGCAAACGCCCTCGTGTGAATGATGTGAGTGGTAGCTGGAACGGGAACACTCAAGCCAAAGAAGCGATTCTCTCGGGTGTTGTATCTCTGAGCTTTGAGGCCCAGGGCTATCGTGTAGAGCGCTCGGTCACAACATACATGAGCGACGACAACCCCATCTTCTCCGAGGTCTCAGCAAACGAGTCCGTGAACGCCTCGATCAGAGATCTGCGCTCAGAGTTGGATCGATTCGTCGGAGCCGCAAATCGTAGCCTCACCGCGAACCGCGTGAAGAGCCTTGCTCAAAGCCGTCTCAATCGTCAAGTTCAGGACGGTATCATTAAGAGTTTCAGGGATGTTGTAGTACAAGATGGGGGTGACACTCTCATCGTAGGTTATACGGTATCCGCCGTTGAGCCTCTCAACTTCATTCGCCTCGATGTATCGGTCGCCCGATAAGGAGTATACAAAATGGCTGAACCAGTTTTTTCAGGAGCTCGCGCAAAACTCATTGTCGATGGAACCGAGATTGGATTCGCGACAGGCGTATCCGCTAGTGAGTCGATCACACATCAACGAGTGGATGTGCTCGGGAACATCGATTCTCAAGAGCTCGTCCCCGTGTCCCGCGTTGTTTCATTGAGTGCCGATTTCGTAAGAATTACGAATACTTCGATTCAGGAGCTCGGCATCATGCCCCGAGGGAACACCGCAGACGTGATCAATTTCCCCGAACTGACCTTGGAAATCTACGATCAGGTCGCAGACACTCCAGTCTGGAGGGTTGAGGGAGCGCGTTGTGAATCTCGGAGTTGGCAAGTTCAAAGCGGCTCGATCGTCACAGTCAACGCGAGTTTCCAAGCTCGACGCCTCTTCGATGAGCGTGGCGCATGACATTTGATTTGCGAAACATTGAGGCAAGCGAGCCTGCTAAGAGAGAAGAGTTGATCCCTCGGGAGACCCCCATCTCCATCGCGTACTCTGCGCCCGATGGTACTCGGTATGATGCGACGGTGATCTGCCGAATCCCTGATGGGGAGGGTCGTACACTCATCGATCGCAGAGCTGCGATCCTTGCGGGTGTGTCTTGGGCTCAGTTGAGCGAGTACGCGCAGGCCCGTTTCTTTGCGCTCGCGACCTTGAGTGTCCACCTCATCGACCTCCCCGACTGGCTTAATCAGTGGGTTCAGGAAGACGATGAGCTTCTTTTCGCGGTCCGAGGGGAGGTGGAGCGTCACGCGCTCGTATGGTTTCGCGGAGGTCGAGAAGCGAGTGAGGATGCAGAGGGAGCGTCCCGAGTTCGCGTTTCTGCGCCACACCTTACCGAGACCACCTAGATCCGCGAGCGAGGTGGACCGCCTTGAGTATTATTTGTTGTCCCTCGAGGATGACGAATATGAGAGACTGATCAATCAACCTACAATCCAACTGCGAGACCACGCGCCGAACATAGATGATCCGTGGGAGCGGGAGTACTGGGAGTCACAAAGATGAGTCAACAAAGGCATAGCTCAGAGATCGTCGTCAGCATCGACGACGCTCAGGTGCAAGAGGCGGCGCGAAAGCTTGAAGAGAGTTTCCAGCGAGTCGGCGAAGCGGGAGCGCGTGCGATGGAGCAGACCTCCAGAGCGGCGCGACAAACTACGCAGACAATGGCGCAACCTCCTGCACCTCCTGCACCTCCTGCACCTCCTGCGAAAAAACGAAAACCGAGGAAGAAAAAGCAAACGCCCGAAGAGGAACAGCCACCCGAGGAGACTCCCTCAGAGGAAGGGCCGACACCTCCTCCGAAAAAGAGAAAACCGAAGAAGAAAAAGCGCCCTCCAGAGGAGCCAGAGGAGCCAGCGGAGCCACCTCCACCCCCAGTATCGCACACAGCTCTCGACGATCTCGGTCCTGCGGGTATGGCGAACAAGGACCTCGACGACTTAGCCGCGATGGGGCGCAAAATCCAAGCAGCATCAAGAGCTAGGGCTCTCGAGATCGTGCAGAACTATGTCCCGCCACCAACCCTCGCACAACGCGCGGGAGCTTATGGGTTAGGGGTAGGCCGAAACCTCGCAGTGGCGAGTCCAGGTATGCTCGCGACAAGTGCTCAAGGACTCTTCGGAGGTGGAGGGAGCTCAGGTGTTGCGCAGTCTCTCGGAGCTCTAGGAGGCTCAGTCGCAGGAGCGTTCGGTTCTTCTCGCCTCGCTTCGGGGATCCCTTTTTTGGGGGGCATATTAGGGGGAGCGATCTCTCAACGCGCCGCGAGAACGGGGCAGATCGCGGCACTCGAGCGCCCTCAAACCGAGCTCGCTTTGAGTGGTGCGCAAGGAGTCCGAGGTGCGCGGAGTCGTTTCGAGCGCTTAGGGATCTCAGGTCTTGAGGGTGTAGGGGCGCTCCGCACATTGTCGCGGGCGCTCGGTTCTCAATCTCCTCTGTTCGAGAGGGGCAGGATCGGAGCGACCTCTGACTTTCTAGCTGAGTCGATACTCAGAGGCATCGATCCCAGTGCGATCGGTGGCTTTGTGAGGGGAGGGGCGCTCGGTGGAGGAGCTCGAACGGGGACGGTGGGGTCGATGAGTCTTGCGAACAGGTTGGCAGGCACAGCTCGAGAGATGAATCTCACAGGTGCAGGTGCGGCTCAACTCCTCGGAATCATCGCCCAAAACACTCAGCGCATCGCGGCGGAGGGTTTGAGCATCGATGAGGAGAGCGCTGCGAAGTTCATTCGTGGCATAGATAGCGCAGCGCTAGAGGCAGGAGCGCGACAACTTCAGGGCGTCGGAGCTGCGCGAACATTCACGCAATTCGGCGGAGCTTTGGGAGGTGTAGCTTCAGGGTTTAAAGGTCAGTTTGGGGGCCTCGCACAAGGCGCACTGACAGCCGCGGCGGCGCGTGGTGGAGGAGGACCCCTCGACGTTCTGCGGAGACTCGAAGATTTCCGCACGAACCCCGAAAGGGCGATCAATGCACTGCGAGAAATGGGTATTGAGGGAGATCTTCTCGAACTCATACTCTCGGCGCTGGGCCTGAGTACTCAGCAAGCGGGAATCCTGAGAGTCTCGAGATCTTCAGAGCTAGGGGACCCGATCACGGGCCTAGATCGGGGGACCATGAGGAGGGGGATGCAGGTTTCGAGAGCGGTGCAGACCGCTGAAGGGCGTATTCTCCGACAAGTCGAAGCGGATCCTCGGTCACTTCAGACCTTTATTCAGCTCAATGCGAGA